CTATCCCTGATCTTTGCCCGCTCGGGGCTCTTTGGGCATTTTATGTTTGTTCATCTGTTTGGCTTCCCAGAACAGACCTGTCAGCACGTCCTTGATCCGTTGGCGATCTTTTTCATCCAGCGGAATGCCATCGAACATTAATTCGTCGTCTTCCTCCAGCATTTTTTTAAAATCCCGGCGGTCTTTGGAGGTTGCCCATTCCGGCACAGTAGAACGATAAAGTTCATGTGGATTTTGCTCCATTGAATCATCATCTCCCCAATATCCGGCGGCCTTCATCATTTCGGTATAGGATACGCTAAGCGCGTCCGCTATTTTGCGGAGAGTGGAGGGTTTGGGGATTCCGCGCAGTCCATTTTCAATGCGGGAAATTTGTGAATTGCTAATACCTGCAGCATCTGCCAACTGGTTGATGCTCCATTGTTTGTGCTCACGCTGCTGTTTTAAGTAAGTTCCGAATGCTGGCTGTTCCACAATGGGGGCTCCTTTCTGCAAGAGAATCATAGATATCAGTTTTATTATACCATTAGGTAAATAGTAAAAGCACGTAATATGCCAAAAGGCATAGTAAAATAAAGCGAATATCCTGTTTTTGGAGCTATACTGCTTTTTTTGACGATGGATACCTATCCTAAATAATGTTATGTTATACTCAAGATACGAACAAAAGGGGAACATAATGTAAACATAAGCGTTTTTCTATTTCAGGATTTTGCAAAATTCGCTCATTGGATTTTTTGCAAAAACCTCATTTAAAAATACATCATTGTCAAAAGGCATAAGATAAGGAGTGTTGCTTTACATGAGAAATAACTTACCCGAATTGGACCGTCGCAAAACGCAGAATGCATTGGAGGGTGTGTTTGAGAAATACCGGATTTATAAAACGATTACTTTTATGGATCGGGAGAGCTTTATTACGGCTGGCTATACGGATCGCCCGAACGGCCCAACGAATGTGACAAGCGATCCAACGGCCCGGACAGCCGTATATAATGTAGATGCTCCTGCCGCCCGCTTGGCCTACTGCGAAATGGTGGATGCCGTAGTGAGTCGCTTGAATGAACGCGAACAGCTGCTCATCCGTGAACGTTATTTAAAGGATGACGATGTGTTTGATTACAAGGTTTACAATTATGTGTTAGACCCGCCAGTCAGCAAGGATACGTATACGAAGCTTCGCACGCGTGCTTTTTACAAAATGGCGCTTGCACTGGCGGACCAAGGCGTTTTAAATTTGGCAGGCTTGCAGAAGGGCGCGGATCGAAAACTGGATTGATGTAATAATTATCCATTAGTTCTCGTTTCTATTTTAAAATGATTTCCTAAAAGGCTTTGATTTCCTGTAATAACAGGGATCAAGGCCTTTTTTATAATAGGAACACATGTTCTCTAAAAACCTCCCAACATCATCCCTAGTCTCTGCTTTTATCGTCCATTTCCCCGGCAACGCATTCGTTATTAGAGTGTAAGATTATATCATCGGGAATCAAGACAAGAGGACATACCGAAGACACACACAGTCAAACGTTAGCCGGCCATTAGGGCCGGTCTTTTTATGCGGTGATCGTCTCTGTCGGTTCCCGGGAATTCGTTGAATAGAAAGGAGGAGTCGTGTTGCCTAAGCAAGGGATGCTGCAATGCATGAGTACGAGGCTGCGCCGGATGAGAACACGAAAGTGGAAAAAAGCCTGTCTGAATAGCCACAACATGCGAACGCAGGGGACGCAAAGGTGGCATGCCGCAGGATGAGACAAGCCTTTAAGCAAAAGCTCATTGAAATTATTCCAGCGCTACAAGGGCGTGTATACGATGTTCAGCCACCGTCGCAGACGGCAGAGGAGCCGTATGCTGTTATGGCGCTGGGCGAGGAAATCTGGAAGTCTTCCTGGGCCGGCTATCGGCAGGTTGTTCGCATTAAGCTGTACGCAGGACAAGCCGGGTTGGCGCAGGCTGATGTATGGGCGAATGCCCTGATTGCCGGGCTGCACCGGGAACCAGTGACAGGTGCGGGTGAGGACACATCGGCTTTTACCGCGCACTATTTGGGTGTGCGGGATGCAGAAAAGCTGGACACTGTTACGGGCAAGGCCTATAGAACGCTGCGTTTTGGCGTGTATGTGCCTGAGACGGAAGGTGGTTCGGCCGTTCCAGCAAACGGTACTACACAGCCGGAAGAGTGGCTGGCTGCGCTGGTCCGCTGGACGCAGAAGCAACTGGGCGAAACGTGGTCGGTATACGCCGACGCTTGGCCCGCACAGCCGGGGCGGCAAGCGGTACTATGGCGGATGAGCGGCTGCGAAACTAGGATGGCGGGAGCCTCCATGTATGAGCTGCGCAAACGGTTCATCGGGCATATTACTGCCCCAGACACCACTGAAGAAAACCGCGCAGCTTCCGCACTGATCGAGGGCTTTGCCGCTCAAATCCAGCTTCCTCTGGATCAGGACAAAGGCCGTTATATGTCTACAGCTGAAGCTTCAGCCGATTTGCAGGCGGATGCCATTTTAGATGGTCAGCTTCGGCTGATGCTGGTACAGCGGCGTATGCGCCCGGCTGAGGAAGCGGCGTTGATTCGCAGAGTGGAAATTCATCCTATTTTGAAATGAGGTGGTCCGAGTGACCTTGGAAAACCATGAGAAGGCCCCGGTATATGCCGGGCAGGAAGCAAGTGGCCCTCGCTATACGCTGGAGGAGCTAAAGGAGCACGCAGAACAATTGTTTTCCGTGAAAGAAGAAGTGCTGGCAGGCGCCTTTTTTGGCACACAGGACAAGCTGTTTACGGTAGCAGAAGCACACACTAAAATCGAACAATTTATGAAAGCGAAGGTGGACTAATTATGGCAGGCGGAACATGGGAAAACACGAATAAACCGGTATTGCCGGGTTTGTATATGAATTTTCAGGCAGCAGCAGCTTCAGCAATTCAAGGTGGGTCGCGTGGTACGGTCGTTGTACCCGTTAAGGCGAATTGGGGCCCTGTACGTGAGTTTGTAGAGATCGGCAGTGAAACGGCAATCAGCCAAATCTTTTCGGGTGACAGTCTGGACGGTGCGACCGCGTATTCGACGCTGTATCTGGCTTTGCTGGGCGGTCCGAAAAAGCTTCTAGCCTACCGTTTGGCAGATGATACAGCTGCTGAAGCATCTGTGACGCTGAAAAGCGGCGGTGCGACCCCGGCGGATGTGCTGCGCCTGAAGGCTTTGTATACAGGTAGCCGCGGTAATGGTTTCGCTGTAACTGTACAGCCAACTTTGGGTGATGACCAAGCTCGTGAGGTGCGCCTCTATGAAGGAACCAAGCTACTCGGCACGTACAAAGGCAGTGACGGTACAGCAGCCTCTATTGCCAAAGCCATGAACGAGAACAGCGAAAACGTATGGGTGAAGGCCGAGGTTGTTGGCGATGGCGGTATTCCGGTGGATGTCAGCGGCGTACACCTTACTGGCGGCAACAGCGGCAATAGCAAGCTGGTTAATGCCGATTACATCGCGATGCAGGAGGCACTTGAAGGACAGGAATTTAATGTCTTGGCTCTGGATTATGCAGCTGAACTGGCATTGCTGCAAAGCTTTGCTGCCTGGATCAAGCGTGTTCGCAACGAAGGTAAAGGCGTTATCGCTGTATTCGGCGGTTCTGCGGCAGATGATGTGTCCAAAACAGCCGTCAGCTTGGCCTCTGCACGTTCCTTAGCGCTGAACCATGAAGGTATCGTGAACGTCGGTACAGGCGTACGTCTGGCAGGAAAGGACTACAGTTCCGCCCAAACGGCTGCTTACGTAGCCGGACTGATTGCAGGCCAACGTCTGAATCAATCGGCGACGTATGCGGTTACGCCTTTTGAGGATGTGACCCGTCGCTGGACACGTTCCGAGCAGGAGCAGGCAGTCCGTAATGGTGTCTTCCTTTTGTTCTTTGACGGTCGTCAGGTCAAAGCGCTGCGTGGCATCAACAGCTTGGTGAACCCGGCTGCTGGGCAAAACAACGCATGGAAGAAAATTCGTTCCATCCGTGTCATGGATGCTATTAATGCTGACTTGCAGCGTGCAGCCGAAGAGACTTACATTGGCAAAATCAACAACACGGTGGAAGGTCGTCTGGCGCTTATCGGTGCAATCAAAGAATACCTGGCACAGCTGTCGCTGAGCAACGTCATCGAAGCAGATGGCTACGATGTCATTCTCGACCCGGCTTACTACGGCGATGCGCCAGTCATCAAACCGGAGCCGGATCAAGTGTTCCTGCAATGGAACGTGAAGCTTACCGACGTGATGGAGCAGTTGTTCGGCACATTTTACGTGCAATAAATAAGCATTTTACGTGTATAAGCAATTCGCAGGCAATCAGCAGGATTAAAGTAGCTTGTTAACGACTTTATGAAATCCCGAACTATATTATGGATTATTTTGAGGAGGAAAAAGAAATGTTGGATGCTTCAAGAGTCATTTTAGGTACGTATGGTCAGGCATATATTGATGGGGTATGGCAGACACATATTAACAAGCTGGAAGCCAGCGTGGAAATTGATAAAAGAGAATTGAATTTGGTTGGTAACACTTGGAAAGTGCATAAAAATGGAGCTAAAAAAGGTACTGGAACGATGAGTGGTTACAAAGTAACTTCTGATATGATTCGTCGCGGTTTTGAAAAATTCGATATTATTTCCAAGCTGGACGATCCTGAATCTTTTGGACATGAACGTGTTCGTTTGATTCGCTGCATGCCAGATAAGATTCAGTTGGCTAACTGGACTGCGGGAGAAGAAGTACCAGAAGAAACGACCTTCACCTTCGAAGGCTATGAGCTTCTTGATCCGATTGTAGCAAACTAAATTGAAAAACGGGGGATGGGATGCTCCAGGCATTCCATCCCCCAAATACAAATGAACAATAAGGGAGAATGACTTATGAGCTTGCCTGAAAATATGTCAGAAGAACAAATTTTAGATAGTCTTTTTGAAGCTGCAGACAAATTACCTGAGGAAACTGTTCGAATTCAACGCCTGGATATGCTTCTCACACTTCGTGGTTTGACGTCCAACAAAGTAGATAGTATCCGTGAACGGTGCACAATTCGTAAAACCATTAAAGGCCGTGTGGATGAAAAAGTAGATACAGAAACATTTAATGCATTGCTTATCTCTGAAGCTACGGCTGGTCTAGAGGTAAAAGGCCTGCAAATTAATGGATGGGGTGATCCGCGAATTACTAGCCGGCTTAAATTGTCCGGTGGTGAACAGGCTGTGCGCCGTATGCTTCTGGCAGGGGAACTGGATGCGGTAGGTGACAAAGTTCTGGAACTGTCCGGCTTCGGTGTGGAAATTGATGATCTAAAAAACTGATTCGCTCCGGCGGAATGACGACTGTGCTGTATCATCTGTGGATACGGCATCATCTCCGTCCCGGAGAGTTTTGGTCCTTAAACAGAGGGGAAAAATCCATGTTAATCGCTTTTGCAGAAGAGGAACTGGACGCATTGTCAAAACAAATACAGCAATAATAGATATGCAAGGAGGTGAGTAGATGGCAGGATCAAGTAACTATAGAGTTAATATTGTTACAGATGTAGAGGATTTAATCATTACAAACCGGGAACTTAAAGCGACAAGTCGCTATATTGAGCAGATACAAAGGCTTTCTGATCGCTTAGGTCGTACCCGTTATCAGAGTTTGATTAAGCTAAATACGGAACTTAAGTATATGCATAGGCATCTAGGTAATATTTACAGCCTAGCTATTCGTCTTAGTAGGCTACGAATTAGGCCAAAAGTCTTTCTGATTGATAAGGCGACTCCAGTGCTCGAAGCGCTTATCAAAAAGCTAAAAAGTCTTAAGGATGCCTATATTGTTGCACGTGCTAAAACGGGCATTGATCAAGACGGTACAAATAAGAAGAGAGCTAAGGGCGGCAACACGGGGAATAATTTAAATGTTTCCAATATTGTGAATAAGTCTATCAGTGTTACTGCAAATATAGAAATAAAAGATCCTAAATTTGACTTTAACTTTAATTATGATATCAAGGTAAAACCACCAAGATTGAATATTAGAGTTGCAGCACCAAAATATGCGCCTAAGATCAATGTAAAAACAGGTCCTATTCAAGTTTCTCCAAAAATTAAGGTGATCTGTGATTGTTGCTGTGGGAAAAAAGGAAACAATAAGAAAAGTATTGCTGAACAAGATGGACCTGATGGTAAAAGCAAAAACAAAAATAAGAACAACAAAAAAAATCCTGGAAAGAAACAAGGACTTCCTAAGCTGTGGGAAACGGTAAAACGTATTTTTACCCCAAAGCCTGGCTCTAAGCCTCATAAGCCGGGAGTTCCAGGAGGACCGAATGGAAATAAGGGGACACTTGGAAAAATCTTCGATTTCGGTAAAAAAATACTTGGTGAAAATCCAGGAAATTTGCTTAAAAAGATAGGCAAGGGAGCAATGAAGGGGGGCAAGAAGCTGCTTGGCCCAATTAGCATAGTATTAGATATTGTAGACATTGCTACAGCGTCGCCGGAAGAACGTCCGGCTGCTATTACATCAGCGCTTTTAGGAAGTGGCTTTATTACTGCTGGGGCAGCTATTGGTACAGCGATTGCTCCAGGTATAGGTACTGTAATTGGTGGTCTTATTGGTGCAATTGTAGGCGCTGTAGTAGATAGTTTAGCAGGTGAATGGTTAGCTCAAAAGTTTTCTGAAATGAGTAATTGGGTCGGAGAAAAAGTTACTTCTGCAATGGACTGGGCCGGAGAAAAAACTATTTCTGCAATGGACTGGGTTGGAGAAAAAGCTATTGGTGCAAAGAATTGGATTGGCGAGAAAGCAAGTGTTGCGAAGGATTGGGTTGGTGAAAAAGCTTCCCAAGCTACAGATTGGATGAGTAATAAAGCATCTGATGTCAGTAATTGGTTTTCTAGTCAAACAGAAAGTTTGAAAAGTGACTTCTCCAATTTGTTTGGTTACTCAAATAAACCTGAAAATTCACAACCTGCTGTTTCTGTAATTAAGGCCTCACAATCTTATAATCCCGCTTCGACTGTACCTGGGGCTTCATTAGCTCTGTCAAGATTTCCTTCGATTGATCCGGGACTGCCATTACCATCTTTTATCCAGGATGCCCAAAACCGTTCCAAAGCACTTCAGGGTATGGGGTCAGGCGGCTCACAGATTCCTGCGGTAAATGTAGGAAAACCTGCTCCGCAGCTCGTGCAAATAACGGATGAGCAAATGAGCAGTTTTTCAGGCTTTCTCAAGGATTTCAAGACAGAAACGAACAACCAAATCAGTGTAACGTTGCCTCCAGGGGCAGTACAGGTAACCGTTCAGGAAGATTCAATTGATTTTGATACGATGGCACTTCAAGTAGGGTACCGAATCGTCAATGAAGTCCGGCAGGCAATTATTAATAGAAAGGGAGGAGGAGATAGCAGCTCTCTTAAAAAAGGTAAAGCCGTACCAATTTAATGTAAATCTATCACAGTAGAAAGGAGGGAGGCTATGGGTATAGACTTTTTTCTGATTAATGGTAGAAGTGTGTTTCAATTCCCAGTTAATCCTGAAGAGGTGAATATTTCACGGCAAAAGGGGTATGAAACAGTTACGATGCTTACACACGGAGAATTTGATTTTCCACAAGGAGAAAAGGTGAAAGAAATCACCTTTTCTTCTTTTTTTCCCAAGGTGTACGATGCATCCTATTGTCGTTATAAAAATATTCCAGATCCTAACGAAGCCATGAACAGGTTAAATGCAATGTTAAAAGCAGAGAAGCCGTACCAATTTATTATTACGAATACACTAATTAATGTTCCTGTTTTTATCATTGCTCATAATACGACCTTTCGTGGAGGCGAGGCAGGAGATATATATTTTGAAATTACTTTGCGTACATGGCGGGAACCTAAAATAGTGTTGCGAAAAGGGAATTCTCCTCAAAAAGTAAACTCTAGTAACCTTCCACGCACGAATCTTAAAACCAAATCTAAGACGTACACTGTCAAAACTGGAGATTCGCTTTCTAAAATTGCAAAGTTGGAGTTGGGGGACAGTTCCAAATGGAAAAGTATATATCAAGTGAATTCAAAGATCATAGGCAACAATCCGAATAGGATTAAAGCGGGTCAAAAGCTGGTGATGCCATGAGTTACCAAGTAATACTTCAAGATCGATATGATCTTACCTCCCTAGTTGAGAAAATAACTTTAAAAGATGCTCTTAATCAAATTGCATATCAGGCCAGCATCCGTGTAGCTGCTTCAAATGTTATGCCCACGATTACTCCGGGAATGTCTATTCGTGTCAGTGGAATTCCATTTGGAAAAAATGTAAAGGTACCACTTCTCCACCCTGCTGTTGTATGGGAAGTAGAGAGCTCTAACAGCGGTACAAAGCGTTTCTCTCTGGTGGTATATGATCGGACGATTTATCTGGATAAATCCGAGGATGAATATTTATTTCCCAAAGGACAGACAGCTACGCAGCGGTTACGCAAATACGCGAAGGATTGGGAGTTTCAGATCACCTCAATACCTGATACGAAAAAGCGATTAGGAAAAGGTATTTATCGTGCCCAGACTCTATATTCCATGATGCTTGCTGATTTGAAAGAGACAGCAAAATTGGGCGGAGATTTGTACCAGTTACGCATGACAAGTGCTGGATTGGAGCTATTTAAAATCGGTAGCAATCATTCCCCCTATGTGTTAGACCGATTCATTGATCTTACGCAGTTGCGGACACTTGAGGGAGCCGTAACTAAAGTCAAAGTAATGACAGCTAATGAAAACGTAGGAAGCGGACAAGAGGTGCCGTCTAAGGTTCTGGCTGTAGCAGAAGGGGATACTAAAGCGCTAGGTACTTTGCAAAAACTGGTGGAAGATGATCAAGTGAAAGCAGCTGGTGGAGCGAGTAAGCTTGCTAAAAGTCATCTAACTGGAATCCAGGAAACATTTACAGTTAATTTACCAGATATTAATACCATACGTGCTGGTGAAGCTGTGATGTTACAAGGATTAAAGTTGATTGTTACTTCGGTCAGTCGGGATTTGGGGAATCCGGGAAATATGACTTTAGAGCTCGCTTCCTTCGATATGGTTAAAAGGAGGTATTTTCTTGAGTAAAGACCCCTATGGTGCATTTGTAAGTGTAATGCAATCGTCTATGGCGGGACACACCCGGCAAGCACTGAGTGGAGTGGGCGCGGTACTAGGCACAATCACCTCCACGGGACTCAAGCTGGATGATTTTAAACATGAGCTTCAGGATTATCTGGTCGCGGAGCTACCTGGGCTGCTATCTGTGCCACGCCATATGTATAAAGGCACCTCAACCGCAGTGGAATCGGAAAATTGGGAAGGCAAAGAGCTGAAAACTTCCTTTTATATCGGGGAAGATGAGCTGGAGGATGTGAATCTCAGTTTGAACGAAGGTCTTAAGTCTGGAGATCGTGTACTGGCGGTTCGGGTGAATAGCGGAAATGATGTGGTGGTCGTGTGCAAGGTGGTGAATGGACGTGGCTAATTTATTTCCCGAAACAGATGATATGATCTGGACAGACACGGATATGACCGACCCGGATGTACTGGAGGATAACCGTGCGGTATTTGGGCGAAGCTGGCGGTTTGATTTTGAAGCTGGTGAATTTGTTATGAGCCCTAGCCGTAAAATCGTGACTACAGGCGAGAAAGAAGCCTGGGTACAGTGGTGTGAAAAAGCGATTCGCACCCCTCGCTACCGGCATGTGATCTATTCACCTGACTATGGGAGTGAGCTGGAGGAGCTGATTGGCAGCAGCTATGGGCACGGTGTGCAAGAAAGCGAAATTAAACGCATGGTCACGGAGGCATTACTAGCAGATGCACGTACGGCTAGTGTGGATCAGTTCACGTTTCGCTGGGAAGGTGAAGCGTGCCATTTTAGCTGCCAGATTACGAACGTGCGAGATGAAACAGAAATTGTGGAAAGTGTGGTGATCTAATGGCAGACTTGCCGGAATATTTGGTAGACCAGACGGAAGAGGGAATTTTAAATCGGATGCTGGAAAAAGTGCCTTCGGACATGGATAAGTCCGAGGGCTCTTTTATTTGGGATGCACAGGCGCCGGTAGCGTTTATGCTATCCGAAGCGGCAATCTGGGCGCAGGAGCTACTGCGACGTGGCTTTGCCAGCACAGCAGCCAGCGACAACCCGGATTTTCGCTCGCCGGAGCTGGATTTGCGGACAGCAGAGCATGGAGTGACACGGCGAGAAGCGGTTGCTGCCTCAGGTATGGTCAGTTTTACAGGCACAGCGGGAACGACCGTCCCGGCGGGAACGTTGGTGGCGACCCCGGCAGATGATGTATCCGGGGAAGCTTCCATTGAGTATGCGACCACGGCATCGGTCACGCTGGATGAACAAGGTACTGGGGAAGCGACTATTCGGGCGGTCAATCCCGGGCGCAGCGGTAATGTGCCTGCGGGTGTCATCCAAGTGATGGCAACCCCGGTTAGCGGGGTTGCCTCTGTGATCAATACGCAGGAGACCAAAAGCGGCACAGACGTTGAGAACGACCAGCTGTTGCTGGAGCGTTTTTATGCCAAGGTGCGGAACCAGGGCACAAGCGGCAACAAGGCGCAGTATACCCAGTGGGCGAATGAAATTGCCGGAGTGGGCGGTGTAGAGGTTGTTCCGCTCTGGAAAGGGCCAGGAACAGTGGGGTTATATGTACTGGATACAGACAAACGAGCAGCCAGCCCGGATATCGTGGCAGCGGTGCAGAAGTATATTGATCCGACGCAGGATGGGCAAGGGGAAGGGCTAGCACCAGCGGGCCCTGTGGTGACGATCATGCCAGCGGCAGAAGTGGAGATTAACATCTCAGTCAAGGTACAGCGTACCAAAGAGAAGCCGTCTACACTGGATGAAATCAAAAAGCTGATCGAAAGCGGTGTGCGGACGTATTTGAAGCAGTTTGCTTTTTACAAGGAAGACCCGTTGGTACGGTATACCCGGATTTCTGCTGTGCTGCTGGACATTCCGATCATTATTGATTTCTCTGAACTGAAAATCAATGGACAGAGCAATCAGAATATTGAGATTGGATCAGGTCAGGTGGCAGTGCTGGGGACGGTGAGCGTCAGTGAGTAACAATGGAACGAACAGTTTTGAAGATTTATTGAATAACCCAGACCAGGGAAAACGTGCAAACCGTAGTGGCACTTTTGTCAATCGGGTAACTATAGCGGGAGATACAGTGGGCCAAATGAGCAGCGAGCGGGGACGCGAGCTGCTTTCCTATTTGCCTGCCTATTATGAAACCTCACGTGTGATGCGTTCCGATATGGATGCTAAAGGAAGCGAATTGGACGCCTTGTATCTTGCAATGGATGCAACGGTGGGACAGTTTTTTGTACGTACCGCCACATGGGGGCTGGAACGCTGGGAAATGGAGCTGGGAATCGAAACCGACCTGGCGAAGCCATTGGAACAACGCCGTGCAGTAGTGGAGTCGAAGCTGCGAGGGGCAGGAACTTTTTCCGGTCGGCTTGTGAAAAATGTAGCCGAGGCATATGACGGAGGCACGGTAGATGTTATTTTTCATCCCTCCGAATGGGGATTTACGGTCAAATTTATGGATACCATCGGGATTCCACCCAACGTGGAGGATCTTAAAGCAGCCATTGAGGAGATCAAGCCCGCCCACATGGCGGTGGAGTACAAATTACGCTACCTGACCATTGCTGAAGTCGAGTCTATGACCGTCTATGAAAATGAACATACAACACAGGATAGATATTTAGGAGGTGGCGCATAACATGGCAAGCGAAAAGACACCAAATCTTGGCTTAAATCAAATTGACCGCACATCGCCCAAAACCACGTATTTCGATCTGGAGAAGTATTTGGATCAAAACTGGCGCGCTGTAGATGATTTCGCAGGTGACGTGAATGATGGTGTAAATGAGATCAAGAAGCGTCTGGATACGACAGAGCGTAAGGCAGTAACTTTGGAACCCGGGGTAAGGATTGTTCATGCGGAAAAGGCATCTCCGTTTTCGCTGACGGGGCTGAACGGGCGTACGTTGGTGAATTTGTTGGGACGTATGGGGAACTGCGAGACAGTAAGCGAATGGTCCTCGAATGTAGCTATTGCAATAGACTCTAACAACAAAACCAACGGCAGCAGTTCATTTAAAATTACGCTGGGCAGTGTGCCCGCAACCGCGTCTGCAAGTTTTTTGACCACACCTGGACGGAAATATATCGCAATAGCAGACGTAAAAAGTGGTAATACCAGCAAGGTGGCTATATCTATAAATGGTATTGCTGGTGCTGTGGGTAACGAGGTAACTTCTGTCTCTGTTTTTGCGCCGTCTGTTGTATGGTTTACGGCGAAGGAATATTTTCACATTGTTACCATCACAGGCACGGGTGCGACTGGTAATACGTTTAATATGGATAGTGTACGCGTGTATGAGATCAGCGATGCAGATTATGCAGCAGCCGCAAGCCTTACGCCAGCACAGGGCGCAGCTAAGTATCCATATGTTGATAGTGTAATGCCTGTACGTAATCCATATGCGATACGATACGGGGAGAATTTGTTACCGTCGTTTTACGAGTGGAAACTACACGCCAATGCCGTGGTTTTGGAACCTAATAAACTACAGTTAAAGGCTACGGCTGGAAACCAAGCGTCATCCGTTGTGGTTTCGTGTGCACCTGGAATTAACTACAAAGTTTCAGGGAATATCCCGTTAGGTACGTATGTGAGGGTAAGTTTCTACGATGCTAACGGCGCATTTATAAGCGACCTTTTTAACACCAGCATAACAACACCGATAAACTGTTACCAAATGGGGATTGAGCTTCAAAACAATACCGCTGAAGGAGCTACAGGCACGTTTGTGTTCGAAAACATAATGCTCAACATCGGCAGCACAGCCAAACCATTCAAACCACGTGAAGATGCCATGTTGGCGCTGCAAACTGACCTGTACGCCGATCCAGTTACAGGGGCAAACGCCGATACGGTATTCGAGCGTGACGGACAATACTTCAAGTCTAAAAAGTGGAAAGGCATGACACTTGACGGTTCTTTACCATGGGTGCTTGATGCATCTTACACGGGCAGTAAACAATTGGCTTTTCCTATTCTGGACGGGGTGGGTAACAGCTCCATTGTTTCTAAATACGACGGTAAAATAATAGGAAACGTATTGGCGCAAGTTCCTGATACTCAAGTTTTGCACCCGACACTCAAGCAATTATTTATAACCGTTGGCGTTGCAGATAGCGGGTGGGGCGACGGGTATACGCCAACGGTAGACGACATCAAAGCATACTTCTTTGGCTACAAGGCATATGACGCTAATACCATAACACCAGCCAATGCACAAGCCATGACTACCGCCACATGGAGTGGTACGGGTACTAAGTATTGGGTGCAGCGTGTCGGCTCGCCTGCTTTCACACAATCCGTTCCACAAACGTCATATTCGGGATACACGCCGTACCAACTTGTATATCAACTCGCAACGCCCACTGTGGAGCCAATTGTATCCGAGGGTCAACTTGCGTTTAACGAGGGAGATAATCAGGTTGAAGTAGGTACGGGGATTGTGCTGCGCGAAAAAGCGAAGCTGTATCAAGAGACGGATACGAAGCGTTGGAACATAAACAACGGTAGCCCTGGAGGGTATCAGGAATCGCTTTTGAACTACAGGGTTGACAAGTTTTTTGGTATCTACCGAAACTCACGGCCTGAGAAATGGATGCTGTACCCTAACACTACGACTACAGCGGGTGCGCTGGCGCAAAAGGAAGGAAGCAATTTTGAAGCTACCGCCGTCTATACCGTGTCTTACTTTGCCTTTATGCCGTCTCCTAAGTCTGCATTTTCAGGATCATACGCAGCCAACGAGAAGACGCTTTTATCCGACTTGGTGGAAAGTGTTCAGCAAGCTAACACGCGCCTGTCGGTGGTTGAGAACAAGAAGGCTGACAAGGATAGTCCTGTATGGATTACGCCTACGTTGCTTAATGGGTGGGTGGCTTCAGGGCAGATTACACCACAGTATAGACGTGTGGGTGACAAAGTTCAGATCAGAATGCGTGTACAAAGCGGGGCTATTGGGTCGGCTATTTTCAAGTTACCCCTAGAGTATAGACCCAACCAATACACTGTCCTTTCTATCCAGTCTTACAGCGGCACACAGGATGTGCTTGCAGTCTTAATTATCGACACAAACGGAAATGTGATACCTTCTGCTGGTAGCAACAATCAAGTTAACATTTTCGTTGAGTTTGTCTTATCTTAGGGGAGGTCTAACACATGAAAGCAGTACCTAAAGTAAATACAAACGGCCTCTATCTGGAGGACGAGCTGGTGGACGATGCCTTTTCAGGTGTCGTCCCTTTTTATACTCCATCTTCGCCCACGCTATCTGATACAAACCAGCAGCTAGTAGACACCTATCAGCTTACTGACAGCAGCTCTAGTACCATAAATGGAACCAATTCAGAAAGCATCCTTGCTGGTTATACGATAGCAATTCCAGTGCCGCCAGGCTTATATCATCCTCGTTTTGATATCCAAGGCTGGCTGGCTTATGAAGCGGAATATAACCAAAAAATGATAGAAGCACAGGGCGCGTATGAGCAGTTGAACAAGGAATCTCAGGCAACATTTCAGAAGCTGCATGATGAATGGCAAAGCAAACCGGAAAATGAACGCGGGGATGAACCTGTATATTTTGCACAGACATTCACGGCTCCAGAACGAAGAGACCCAACGGCATTCTGGAATGAAGGATTGAGTGCCGAAGCAATTAAAGAACTGACACAAAAGACAGAGCAACAGCCCAGTGAGACAGACCAATTGAAGCAGCGTATTGCAGATCTCGAAGTGACGCTGACCCAGTTCATGCTTAGTAGCACAGGAAAATAACGTGTACAGGCTATTATATATAATAGAAATTTTTATATAAAAGAGGTGAAGTCATAACTATGACTGCTTTAACAGAGGCTCAATTGCGTATTTGTGCTCATGCTTGCATCACCCGCTATGAGCGGGGAGAGGGCGATATAGCAACGATCATGGGAAGCTACGTTTTAGATGAAGAACAACGTGAACAAGTAATGAAGATTATTTTATCCAAGCGTTCTGATCTGGTAACGGGCGACGTAGGTGATTCATCATCAACTGATGCTCTGAATGAACAGGAAGAAACGGTTAAATGGTATAACTCTATTTTCCGTAAAAAAACAGTATAGAGAACAAAACAAAAATAATTGTTTATATGCCCTTGGATCAGTCCAAGGGCATTCATTTTACACCTTGGTTCAAAAGGGGGAACAAACATGCATGAAAAGATCGATCAGATTTGGCTGGGGTTTTCCACGGGGACCTTGATCGGTTATTTTTTTGGGGGGTGGACCACAATGTTGACGTTGCTGTGGTGGATGGTCGTGATCGACTTTTTCACCGGATGGGCAGCGGCCTGGATTAATGGGGAGCTAAAAAGTCGCCAGGGGTATTACGGTATTTTTCGCAAGGTTACCGTGTTTTTGCTCATTACGGTAGCTCATCTAATCGACGGTATTCTCGGGGATGCACATTACTTCCGGGATGCCGTCGTTTTCTTTTATTTAGCGAACGAGCTGTTGTCCATTATTGAAAATGTGGGCAGAATGGGAGTGCCGATGCCGGATATTTTGCGGAATGCGGTAGCTATTTTTGAGTCTAAGTCGAGTGGAGAAAAAATAAAGCCAACCGACCCTTCCGACAAAGAAAATAAAGCTTCATAA